GCAGCTCGAAGCCTTCGACCCGCTTCTTCATCTCGGCAGCCCATGCCTCGATCGTCATGGTCTTGCCGATGCCCGGCTTGCTGCGCATGAACAGGTTGGTGCCGGCCAGATACGAACGAACCAGAACGGCGTTGATTTCCTTGAGCTTGATTGCCATGGTGTTTTCTCCTGTTGGATGGCGCTATGCGCCGTGGGGTGCTGCGTTGAGAAGGTAATCGGTTAGAAGTTGTCGAGCTTTGGTAGTGAGGGGAGGCACCTCCTGCCAGTCGCATTCGGCAGAGAACTGCATGCCGGCGTGTTTCAGGTCGTAGAAGTCACCCCCCGCAAACCAGATGCCGTCCCAGCAGAAACAAGTGCGCCCCGACGGATGAATGATGCGAAGTTCCGCGGCGCTCCGCACTAGGTTTTCGTGGCTGCGCACCAGTCGGCAGCCCACCAGCGCCAGTGCGGCCAGCAGCGGGTCCACGTCACACCCCCATCAGATCGGCCAGATTCTTGTAGATGTCGGACGACGTGGCGGCCGGCGTCGTAGGTGCGGCGGGGGATGGGGGCGACAGCACGTCCAGGATCTCGCGCGCCGTGTCGCGCGCCTCGCCAATCGCCTGTGCCCGGGCCTTCGGTTGCTTGCGCAGGTCCGCCGCGGCGAACATCGTCAGCTGTTGGGCCTTGCGTGCAAGATCATCGAGCTTCGGGTCGTTGGTGATGTTCAGCGCCGGCATCGTGGCCACCAGATCGCCGATGTTGGAGACGAGCGTGTCGTTGAATTTCTTGACCGACTGGTTCTCGTACGCTTCGAGCGTGGTGGCCATCTTGCTCACCACTTCGTACAGGCGCTTGTATGCGTCCTGCATCGCCGCCTCGACGCGCGCCTCGACCGCCGTGGTCGCCTTGCCCACCAGCGCGTCGGCTTCGTCCTGGCTCAGGCCCTCGACCACGCGGAAGTCTTCGGTGTTGGGGACCGGCATCACTTCCACCGTGAATGAGAAGCGGCGCTTCACCTCGGCAAGCGTTGGATAGTCGCTCTGGCGGAACAGGTGATTGAGCTTGAACTGCGCCTCGGCCACGCGCTGGTCGTACACCCGGTACAGCTCTTCGCACAGCGCTTCGCCGCACAGGATGCGATCGGCCAGATCGGTCATGAACTGCATGTGCGCCAGCGCCTTGCCGCAGCGCCAGCCGCCGTCATCCCACGGCAGCGTGTGGGTGTACACGTAATCGCGGAAGCCGCCGGCCCACTTCTGAATCGCCTGCAGCTCACTGCAGTCAGGCAGCAGCGCCTTGTGCACGTTCGCTGCGCCATCCACCGCGCCATTGGTCTGCGCGACGCGCTGGCTTTCGTTCTTGTCCAGCTTGCGCGCTGTCCAGACGGACAGGCTTGGCCGGTACAACAGCACGCTGTTGCGAAGTGAAATGCTCATTTCGTTTCTCCTGATAGACAAGTGGTCGTTGCGACCAACTGTCGATAGCGCTGCTCTATCGAACAACCCTACCGACTGAACCTCTATTATCCCGGCGTCGGGTAATACTTTCAAGTGTAACAAACATGTTTAATGCCGGGCAGTGCGTCAATCTTCCTGACCATGTAATAGCCAAAGCCTTTCACATGCGGAGAACGTTTCAGCTTGTCGAACTCCGAGCGCATGTGCACAATCACGGGGTCTTTCCAGCCGCCTTTCGGACCATAGCTCACACGCAGGATGCAGAACTGACCCTGGCCCAGTTCAAGTAAGGCCAGTGCCTGAGCTTTGGTCAGCCGCGCATGCTCATCGACCACTACTAAGCGCTTCTTCTGCCACGCGTATGGACCAGTGGGGGTTAGGAATGGCGCCATCGCCTGCGTTGTACGTAGATTCATTCCATCCTCCTGGCTGCTGCCAACAGTGCGCGGACCTGGGCATAGGTGACTTTCGTCCAATCATCCAGACGCCAGCCGATCCGGTCGTATTCTTTGCGGTACTGGTTGATCCGATAGACCCGGCCCTTCTTCACCTTGCGCGGGTCGCCGATGAGCAGCGTGAACCCGATAAGCTCGCGTCTGATATCGCCCAGGAACATCGCTGGCGTTGACGCATCTGCGTTCACGTACGTCTCGTACCCCATGATCCGCAGCGTGGCGATCATCTGGGCCTTGGTCACGATACTTTCCGCTCGCCCGATGCGAACGCCTCACGCCCGTCGAAACTGTTGTGGCTGACGATGAAATGTTCCTCGTCCACCTGCGGGCAGCATGGGCAATTCTCCCACTGGTGATTGCCGGTGTCGCTGCGTGGCAGTACGTGCGTGTGCCCCTCGTGCTGGATGGCGACCCAGCCCCACGGGGCGATCGGTTGCAGCTCAGTCATCAGTGTTTGCATGGTCGTTCTCGTTATCCAATCCAGGAGGGGTACACCACACGCATCTGCTCGTGTGCGGTCACCATCCCATATAGCTGGGACGCCTTGGGCAGCGGCGCATCCCAGTCCGGGTACCTGGATCTAGAACTGTTCATAAACCCTGGCATCCACATCCATCTGCGATGGTTCACGCTCCAATAGAACGCCACCCTGGTGCCCTTGTACCCCACGGGCTCGCCATCGAGATCGGCGACCACGCGCCATCCCAGCAGCTCCAACGCTGCGCGAATCTGTTCGTCAGTCATGACCATCCCACATGAGATATTCGTAAAAGGAACGCATCAACGCAGGGGGTACGTCGGTCCATGCGCAGAGCTTTTCCGGGTACGGGTCGAACCAATACGCAGCCCTTTCCCATTCGGCGATACGCATTCGCCTAGCCGCATCCCTCTTCATCTGTCCAATCACTATGGCTCGCGCCCCACAATTGAAAATGTCCCAGCCCACCGACTTGTGCAGGTATGCAGGGAGGGACATCTGCGGCACCCACCCGAGCAACGTCAACATGGCGCACATCTGGTCGTCGGTCATCACATGTACCCGTTGATGATTGAGAACAGGGCCGGGAGGCGAGGCAAGTCTGACCACTGAACTTCGTGCCCGCCACTGACCCCCATACTCGGACCTAAGATGCGTGGTACCGGCCCGCTCCAACTTCCATACTCCACCGCAACACTGCGGGTGAACCAGTAATACTCGCGGCCGTTCGAGCAGATCCACGCGTCTTCCTGCATGCTCGGCACCCACCCTTGCAGGGTCAGCGTGGCAGTCATCTGGTCTTCGGTCATAACGTGCGCCCTTCCTCATGAATCCGATTGAGCAGGTAGCGCAGCACCCAGTACGGCGCGACGGTGGCATCCCAGTTGCGATAGCCTTCGGGCTGTCGGTGCAGCGCTCGCCGCCACCCGATGAGTGTGTACTGCCCAGGTACAGCGACATGACACTTGATATCGAACCAGACAAGCGTGTTGCCGTCATGCGCGAGCCAGTAAGAATACGTTCGCGCCAGCGTCCATCCGCGCAGCGTTACGAACGCTGCGTACTGTTCGCGTGTCGTGGCGCGGCGGACTGCGGCGGACAGATGGTTGCGACGACCATCTGTCGGTGTGTTGTTCATGTCCTTTCTCCTGATCGACGAGTCAATATTATCCCACCGGCGGGTAATACTTTCAATTGATATTATCGCCAAACGTATGCCAAAACTGGATTGCGTCGAACGCGAGTTTCAGCTGCGCATTGGATAGCGCATCCCACCCCCAGGTAGGGTAGCCCCACACCAAGTCCCAGTCGCTCACGCGCCGCACTGGCGACCACCCATGGAACTTGCCACCGACACGCATCTGGCCCATGTATGCAAGCTTGGCCTGATTGGTCAGCAGGTAGATCAGCTGCGAGCGGCCGTGCGCACCCCGCAGCTCCCACCCCAGCAGCGTAAGGGTGGCGATCATCTGCTCTCTAGAAAGGGAGGATATCGTCATCGTCTTCCTCGCTCGTTACTACCAAGTACGCCTGCTCGACAAACCAGTCAGGCAGAGTCGACCAGTCGGGCAGCTCGTGGCCTATCGGCTCGCTCCCCACTAGATAGATCGAGTCCTTGAACCGCAGTACCTTCCCATCACGCCATGGGTTATCGCATATCGACCGCTGATCCGCCGCATTGTGCAGGTACCATTCCGTTATGGTTCCCTCGGCAGGTGGGGTGCGTATCCATCCCAGCAGCCTGAGCGTGGCGATCATCTGCTCGCGTGAAACCGTAGTCATCGTGTTGCCTCGTGGTTCATCGCCCACTCGAAAAATATGCGCAGCAGACCGGGCGGTACCCTGTCGGTCGGGCACACAGGCATCTCATGCACAATGGACTCTTCGGGCATGTGATGGACGAGCCATCCTGCCGCCGACGAGCGCATGACGTACAGACCGTACGCGTAATTGCGCCACGCTGCCGGGCCGACAGGCTCCCAGCCCAGCAAGGTCAGGGTAGCGGCCTTCTGTTCCTCGTCGCCCTTTATCATGGCAGCAGCCCCCGCTCCGACAGAATCTGAACCTTCCGGTAGAACGCCCATATCTGGGTCGTGCTGGTCCCGACCCAGCTCACGCTCTCTGGGCGTTTTGGCGCATCGGTATAGTGCGCGAGCCGTAGATCGTCCACGTCATCGTCGATGAAATACCTGGTGCCCACAAGCTCCAGCACATACTTCCAGTATGGCGACGGCGCCCAGCCGAGTAGCGTCAGCGCGGCGATCATCTGCTCACGGCTGAGAGGAATCGGTTTCTTGGCCGATGACGGTCGTGATATAGGCATATGCGTCTCGCAAAAATGGCAAGGGGATTTCGTCCATCGACCGTTCGCGCGATGTCGCCGCAGCGAGCAATTCCTCGTGGTACCAACTCCCACGCGCGATAAGTCTGCCGGCTAGCGTAATGGCGCCCCCGTTGCCGGCCATCGCCACATACAACCCAAGCCCACGATTGCGCCAGCTGGTGTAGCCGATCGACTCCCACCCCAGCAGCGTAAGGGTGGCGATCATCTGCGCACGGGTAACGTGGTCGTTCATCGCTTAAGCTCCTGAGTGCGGATGGCGCCATAGATACCCAACAACACATCGAAGGGCACGTCGGCCCAGGCCGCGGGGCGAAAGCGCGCGGCATGCCCGAGCCGAGCCTGCATATGAAGGCCGCCCATCATCCTGTAGCATGCTCCATCGCCCCACAACAGCTGGTCATGCGAGAACGCTTCCCACCCGAGCCGCGAGTCTGCGGTGTAGTTCATGTCGCGCAACGGTACCCAACCCATCAATGCCAGCGTGGCGCGCATGAGATCGGCGCGAGTAACATGGTCGTTCATGACCTATCCTCCATGGCGTGTCACCTCCTGGTAGACCCACTGCACGACAACCGGCGGGACTTCGCGCCACTCGATCTGTTTGATCTCGCGGGTGTGCTGGCGCAGCGCCATGAGGATCGGACCCTGGCTGTGGTGACGCTGCCATTGCTTGTCACTGGTGCGACACAAGACCACATTCGACGCCTCATGCACGAAACCGTAGTAGAACGCCGGGTCGTCAAGATAGAGCAGCCTTGTCTCAAGCAGCATCCATGGAGTCCAGCCAAGCAGCGTAAGCGTGGCACGCATGCGATCGATGGTGAGGTAGAAGCTCACCGCAGGCTCCAACGCTGCCATGGGCACGACGGCGCGCTGTGCCCGGTGCGCCCGCAGTAGGTGCAGACAACCTGCTGAATCTGTGTGTACTTCATGATCGTTCTCCCTTTCCGTTTCAGCGACAACCGGTTGTCTCAACCAGTTGTCCGCATGCGCGCGAACAGCGCGTCGTAGATATCGGCGATGGTCTGCCATGTGGTGTACGGCCACAGGGGCGGGCACTCCGGGTCGTTCATCACCAGCAACTTGCCCGGCTGGTGCGGGCGCAATGCGTCCACGATGGCAGCACGGTCCTTCGTCACCATCTCGCGCACCAGCATGCGGCACTCGTCCAACGTGGCCGTGATGACCTTGACCCCACGGTACTCGGCGTGGAAATGGCACGACCCGTCCGGGTTCTGCACCTGATAGATGGTGACCTTTGTCTTCATGATTGCCCCCTATGCTGGCGCTTCACCAGCTCCATGTATGTCCGCGTAATCTGCTCGTGTGTCAGATGCGACCACTCGGAGCGCGTGTAGAACTCGCGCAAAAAATTTTTCCCGCGCCGCGCCTCGAAGGCAGTCTTCCAACTGACGAACAGCACCGTGTCGGTAGCGTCAGTCTCGGGCATCTTCACAAGGAATTGCCGTGCGGCGAGGTTGTGTTTCGGCACATACGGCTCCCACCCGTGCAACACCAGCGCGGCGGCCATCTGTTCGTGTGTCATTGCGGCACCTGCATGTTGCGGATGTATTCCCAGAACTCCAGCAGCTGTTTGGCCGGGACGAGAACTATCGTGGTGTGTTCATAGCCACCGAAGTCGGATATCGAGATATCGCCCAGCTCTATAACAGCCCCGTTTTTGCGGAGCAGTAGATTCACACCCGTCGCTTCGTGGAAAAGTTCATGTCCGTAGTAAGCCGCTGTCACGGGCATCATTCTCTCCGCGTAGTAAGCCTCCCACCCCATGATCGTCAGGGCAGCGGCGATGGCTTCGTGGTGCATCGGGTCACGAGACATGAGGCAGCTCCATCATGATGTAGTCGTACATAAGGATCAGCACACCCACTTCCATGTCAGCGATGCGCGCCAGCTCCGTGTAGCCAAACGGGGCGTGGCAACGCATATTGATTACACGTGTCGGGCTGCAGAACACGTTCCACATGGCTGCCTTGTGATACAGCTCGTACCGCTGGCGCGGTAGCACAAAATCTTCCCCACCATCGAACCCGGTCCACCCGAGTAGCGTCAGCTGCGCGGCGCGTTGTTCGTGGGTCATGATGCCTGCTCCAGCCACCGCAGAATCGCGCGAAGTTCATCGGTGCGAAACGCATCCCATGAGCACGGCAGAATACGGGTGAACGCTTGTCTTGAGGCTGTGACCACGCGACCTTCATACACCCACATAGCCGTTCCCCCACTGACCAGGAACGGGCTGATAGTCACACTCTTCGCCCTGTCGCGGGTCTTGCCCTCATCATCCATCGGCACCCAGCCGAGCACCGTAAGCCAAGCGATCGCCTGCTCGCGCGAGAGATCGTCAATCATGACGCCCCCTCCAACACGCAACGCAGCAGCGCGATGAGTTCGTTGTCGTAGAACCCATCCCACGGGCACGATGCATAAGCGTCGGACCATATGCCCCACACCGTGACCGGGTTGCCGTTGTCGGTCCACATCATCGCCACCATATCGCGCTTCTCGTAATGCGGCGGCCCGAACAGGTACGGGCTGAGATCGCCCATATGCGTATTCAGGTTGCGATCACGAACCTTGCCCCCGACGTCCATCGGTTTCCAGCCGAGTAGCGTGATCCAGGCGATCGCCTGCTCGCGGGTCAGTTCGTCAATCATGTCTGCTCCATGCTTACGATCTCGCGCAACAGTACGGCGAGATCTTCGTCCGCGAACGACGCCCAGTCGGTGACGATGTAGGCAGGCGAATGCCCAGTGGGGAGGGACCACCAGGAAGTGGTAGTCCTGATGACATACTTTCCGCTTGTGAGATACAACAACGGCACTGCGTATTGTTCGCTGCTGCTCGTACGCACAAGTAACGGGCTTAAGTGCATATAGCCGGTCGGGAACATCGGTTCCCACCCAAGCAACGTAAGCGTGGCGATCGCCTGCTCGCGGGTCAGATCGTCGGTCGTCATAGCTGCCTCTGACGCATAGCCTCGTGCAGCATCGCGGCGAGTGCTTCGTCCGTGAACTGATCCCACTCGGTGGATCTGTAATAGCGGAAAGCCCACATGTGCAACTCCGATACGCACACCTGCTTTTCGGCGGAGAACCACAGCAGCGTCGCCTGATTCTTGACCATGTTCGGGTGCGCAAGATACGTAGTATCGATTGCGATCACCGGTTCCCAGCCAAGTAGCGTCAGCGTGGCGATTGCCTGCTCACGGGTCAGTTCATTGGTCGTCATGACTGCTCCTGGTGCGCGACCGCATACACCAGCAAGGCGAGTTCTTCGTCGGTGAACTGGTCCCACTCGACTGTGGAGTAAAAGCCGAGATTGTGCCGCGCGATGGTCGCCCTGCCGAGCCGCTTGCGATTGATCCACAGCACCGGCACACCGTCAGCACCGGCGGCGCTCATGCACACAAGGTACGGGCTGATGTGGGTATCGTCGCTCGTCCACCGATCGCGTGGCGGGAGGGTCTTTGCCTGATCCAGCGGCACCGTGAACGCGAAATCGTTCGCGTCCATTGGCGCCCACCCAAACAGCGTGAGCGTGGCACGCATCTGCTCGCGGGTCAGTTCGCCGGTCGTCATGCCTGCTCCCGGCGCACGACCTCACGCAACAGCGCGGTGAGTTCGGCATCTGCGAACATGTCCCACTCGATCGGTTCGTAGTACTTGAGAGTCCACAAGGGTAGGTCCGCAGCATGCGGTTGCATGTCGGAATCGACAAACAGCACCGTCACCTGATTCATGGCCATGTTCTGGTGCATGAGGTATTGATTCCGAACGGTGCTCGAAGGGCCCCCTCTCGGCTCCCAGCCGAGCAACGTCAACGTGGCAATCATCTGCTCGGCTGTCAGCTTCGACATGTGGTTGCCCCGACCAGTTGTCGACATCACACACTCGCGCTAGCCGGCGATGAATCGCTGCTCGCCATACTGCGCGTGCACCGAGCCCTGGCCCATGCGGATCATGCTGTGTGCCATCGCCCAGAGACGGGCCTGCTCCAGCCGCGGATACTCGCGGCACAGCCGCTCGAATGCCAGCTGCACACGCGTGTGGTGCACGCGCTCACGATGCTGCTGATCCAGCAGCATGACGATGGCTTGGTATTTCTCGTGCACGGCGTCGCTGACGAGCTTCTTCGCCTTGCCCTGCACTGTACCGGTCAAACGTGGACGGCCCATGATCCTTCTCCCTTTCCCGCCGACATCCGGTTGCGACGACCATCTGTCGGGCACTGCGTTATTGAGAATAACTATCAATTTGACTACACCTATAGTTTATGCTAGGCGGCGTATAGTTGCAAGCGAAATTGCACGACGATGCGCGCGAAACCGTAGTAAAAACGGCCGATGGCCGAAGTTAGTAATGGTTAAGATTGTCCGGCTTGTTGCGCTTGCGCGCCGCCGGACGCACAAAGAAAAGCCCGCGAGGGGCGTTCAAAGAAAAGCCCGGCACGTGGCCGGGCAAATAGGAAAGGGAGGGTTGACGGCGGGATGCCGTCATGACCAGTCTACCCGAGTGCCCAGATATCATCATCGCTGCCAGGGTCATCGTCCCTGGTGGGATGCGGTGGGGCCACGGGTCGGCGCGTGGGCGGCGGTGGCGGACGACGGGCGGGTGCAGGCTTGGCGATACGCGGCCCGCGTTTGGGCAGCAGTTCCAGTTTCGCCCGCAGCTCGTCACGCGATGCAGTCCATAGCCCGCGCGCTGTCAGCTCGGCCTTGAGGGGCAGCATCGCGCTCGGGTCGGTCGTGCCTTCGCCCACTTGCTCCGTGCTCACATGCACGTTCGCCTGTTCTATCCAGTCCATGATCCGTTGGCGTGGCGCACGGATGGGCAAGTGCCCCGCCCGCTGCAGATGCTCAAGAAAGGCTTGCTCGATGCTGAGCACGCGATCGCCAAATTGGGCGCGCAGTTTGCGGCTGACCATGGGCATGCTCGCCACCAGTGGGCGCCCGGCATCGTCGGTCCATACGCATACGGCGCGGTAAGGATAGGTACCCTTGAACTTGTGCAGCGGCGACGAGTAAGGGTGGAAATAGATACGCACATACGTGCGCGGCCAGCCTTCACGTGCGGTGTAGTCCACGTCGCCATAGCCGGCGATGCCCTGCATCTCGGCCCTGAGCTGGCGCACGCGGTCGGAAATGGGGAGCGTGGACTTGCACTTTCCACACGATGTACTGCGGCCTGTCTTGAGATTGGATGCATAGACCATGGTCTCGGCGCCGCTGGCGCAGCGGCAATGCCACTGGCTGGCGCCGGCGTATTCGATAGCGGTAAGCTTGCCGAACTCGCGGCCGGTCAGGTTCTCGGGTGTGCGCATGATGGTCGGTCTAAGGTAGAGGGTCGTGGAATGCAGCGATTCAAGTATAGCGTATCAGATTGAAGTATGCCAATTGGCGCGGTGGGGGTGCACGGTCGCGCACAAAAAAGCAGAAATGGGCGGGGCTGAAAGAGCGGTCTAAGTCACTGGAAAACAGGGGGCGCGTGGTAAGCGGGGCGAATGCAAGAAATGGGGGTGTAGAGGCGCATGGTACTGCGGCGCTGGCACTAAGCTACAAGTCTGTGTTGGCAGAGAGAGGGCGAGATTTTTTAGGGGTATGTGCTGCTCGTATAGGTATGGAGATATGAGGATTGGGGGCGTGATGAGGGATATCTCTTACTAAATACCATACTGCAGCACATCGCTCTAAAAATAGCCGGTATATGTTCAAAACCTGAATTCTGGGATTCATTTATTTATTTAATAACAATTAGAAAGAAAGAAGTACCGTGGTTAAGCCATCCGTGGACATGTGCGGTAGCGCGCACCGCCACCAGAAAAAGCAATTTCACCGTGGCATAAGGGTTTGCGGGCCGTTCAAACTGCTTATTACATACCAATTTGCAAGAATCCGCCGGCGATTGCAACTAAAAGCCCCTCAACGCCCCGAATAGTTGCAGCGATTGAGACTATGCACGCCTAATCCCATACCACGTGCTGCGCAGCGCATACCGATACGAATTCCCATACACTCCGACAGCTGGTTGCCCCGACCACGTGTCGGCTACCAGGGATGCGACCATCCCACCAACACGTAGGCAAAGAAAAACCCCGCCGAAGCGGGGTTAGGGGTTGTTGACTAACTTGTTGGCTGGATCAGGCTGCCTTCTTGGCCGACGTGTTGCTGGCTTTGCTCATATCCGCCGGACTGCGCATCTGGCGCAGCTGATTCACGATCGCATTGATCGTCTTGGCTTGGGTGTGCGTGGACTTGTCCACGTTCAGCACGCGCACGATGGCTTCCAGCACGGCCACGTCGCCCACCCGAGCGATGAATTGCTCGATGGTCTCGTTCAGCGGCGTCACGTGCTGCTGCGTCTGGCCAGCCGGCGCGCCCGCCGCCGGTGCGGCTTCCTTGGTCTTGCCCGCTTCCATGGCCTTGGTGTGAGCCAGCGCGGCGATCCAGTGGGCGGCGCGCGGCTTGGTGTGAGCCTCATCGATGAAGGCCACCGCCGGATCGTTGCACGCTTCGTCATACGCTTTGCGCTGCGCTTGCGTATAGCGCTCCATCCGCTTGGCTTTGGCATCCTCGCCCGTGCCGACCGGCAGGCAGCCGTAGAGCGCCTTCACGGCCGCCGCGTACGGCTTGCGCACCCATTGGTTATCGGCAAGGCCGCGCTGCTCGGCGATGATGGCCAACGCCCGTTGGTCGATCGAGTAGTCGTTGGCGGACGGCAGGCACTCGCCGTACTTGGACAGCAGCAGCGCCTTGAGCTTCTGCGCCATCGTCTCGCCGCTGCGACGGTGCGCGTCGCATGCCTTGGCCACGTCTTGGTGGAAGGGTTTGATTTCGATGGCCGATTGAGCCTTGGCGTCAGCGGCGCGGGCGGTTTGGGATTGAGCCATGATCGTTCTCCAGGTAGATGCTGCGGTGCGTCACACACCAGGGCAGCGGTTCACAACCAGCAACATGCTGATTGAGACTCAAGTATAGTCGCAATTGCAACTATAAGCAAGCCCCCATGCGGCCCCGCCGACAGGCGGTTGCCCCGACCAGATGTCGGCCGGCAGGCGCGGCGCCCACGCTACCAGGGCGAAAGCATTCTTTTTCCCCCGGCAGGCCCCCCAAGGGGGTTGAAAAACGCGAGGGGGTGGGTCTTTTCCACCCTCCCATCTATAAAATCCCAAAAAATTTCGTCTTTCTTGCAATCTTAACTATCCTTCCGGCCCCCTCCAACCTACCCAAAAGCCGCTATCGGAAACGCGCCCGGCCTCAAACCCAGGCATAGTTGCATCCGTTTTGCTACACTGGCTATCAACCCGGCAAACGTGATAGCGAATACCCGCCCAACCATGTCGAACCTACCCGTCATCCAGTCCCTGCAGGCGCCGCCGGACGTGAACGGCCGACGCAACCCCAGCCAGCTCGGGTTTCCGCCCTCGCTCGCCGTGGAGCTGGCACTCGGGATCGACACGCCGAAGAACATCTGCGCGGCGTATGGCATCGACAAGGCCGAATTTGCCCAGATCCTGCGCCACCCGCTGTTCGTCAAGCAGTATCAGAGCGCGATGGAGCGCATCAAGATCGACGGCGGGGGCTTCCGGCTCAAGGCCCAGATCCAGGCCGAGGCGTTCCTGGAGGAAAACTTCAAGATGGTCACCAGCCCCGGCACGAGCGACGCCGTGCGCGCCCGCATGATCGAGAACACCGTGCGCTGGGCCGGCTACGACCAGAAGGTGGCCGAGGGTGGCGGCACGAACAACAACTTCCAGATCAACATCAACCTGGGATAACCGCCCTACACCCCACCCATGGCCAGCATCGACTACACCCCGCCGAAGACCGTCAAGGAATTCATCAAGCACTACCGGCCGGGCGAGCTGTTTCTCGACTGGATCATCGGGCCGGTGGGCTCGGGCAAGACGACGGGCATCTTCTTCAAGCTCATCTACATGGCGGGGCTGCAGGCCCCCTCCCCGATCGATGGCATCCGGCGCTCGCGCTGCGTGGTGGTGCGCTCGACGATGCCGCAGCTGCGCGACACGACGATCAAGAGCTTCGGCTACTGGTTCAAGGACGGGCAGGCGGGGAAGTGGAAGGCGACCACGAACGACTTCATCCTGCGCTACGGCGACATCGAGTGCGAAGTCATGTTCCGCCCGCTTGATACCCCGGACGACGTGGACCGCGTGCTCTCGCTGGAAGTCACGTTCGCCATCATCGACGAATTCGTGCAGATCCCGCGCGAAATCGTGGAAGCCCTGAGCGCTCGCTGTGGCCGCTATCCGCCCGAGAAGGACGGCGGGGCGACGAACTGGGGCATGTGGGGCGCGTCCAACCCGGGCATGGAGAGCGACTGGTGGTACCCGATGCTGATCGACCACGGGCTGCTGCCCGAAGGCCAGGAGGTGCCGGAGAACTGGAAGTATTTCGAGCAGCCCAGTGGCTTCTCGGACCGCGCCGAGAACTGGGAGAACCTGCCCGGCAAGCGCGACTACTACACGAACCTCGCCAAGGGCAAGACGAATCACTGGATCAAGCAGTTCATCGAGGTGCAGTGGGGCTACAGCATGAGCGGCAAGCCCGTGTTCCCGATGTTCAACAAGGAAATCCACGTCGCGCGCCGCCCGCTCGCACCGAACCGCAACCGGCCGCTGGTGGCGGGCTACGACCCGGGCCTCTCGGGCAGCGCCGTGGTGATCGGTCAGTACGACGACAGCGTCGGCAAGCTCATGGTGTTCGATGAGATCGTGTTGGAGAACTTCGCCACCGACCGGATGATCAGCGAGAAGCTGAAACCCCTGCTGTATCGGAAATACCAGGGGTTTGAGTTCCTGGTCGTGCCCGACCCGGCCAGCGCCAACAAGTCGACCAGCACGACCGACAGCTCGGTGATCAAGGAGCTGCGCAAGCACTTCGCGGTCAAGGAAGACAGCGACAACTCGATCGAGAGCCGCCTGCAGCCGGCGCAGTATTACATGATGCGCCTGACCGCCCATGGCGCGGCGCTGGAGATCGACCCCAGTTGCGTGCACCTGATCCGCGCGCTGGTGGGCGGCTACAAGTACGCGGTGGCGAAAAACGGCAACGAGGCCGAGAAGCCGGACAAGAACCGGCATAGCCACGTGGCGGACGCCTTCACGTATCTGGCGCGGTATTTCCGCCGCGGCGAGGAAGCGGCCGGGCGCACGGTGCGGCGCGACACCCACCGGCTGCAGCGCGCGACGGTCAATACGTACGTCTTGCGGTAGACAGGGTAGAATTTTTGCAATTGATCCTTGCCACGCCCCCATACCAGGACTCGCCATGGCCGCCAAACCCGAAGACGTACCTCAAGATCTGCCCTCGGCCGTGAGCGTGCTGACCCAGCCGGCGGCGCCCGCCATCAACCAGCAGACGCTGGATGCGCTGGGGCTGCGGTACTCGACGCTCTTCACGCGCTACGAGACGGACCGCCGGCTTGCCGAGCTGAAATGGGAGCGCAACCAGCGCCAGTACCTGGGGATCTACGACCCCGAGGTCGATACCCAGATCGATAAGCAGCGCAGCCGCGCGTATCCGAAAATCACGCGGGTCAAGTGCGTGTCGATGCTGTCGCGGCTCATGAACTTGCTGTTCCCGGTGGACGACAAGAACTGGACGATCTGCCCGTCGCCGGTACCGGACTTGGACGAGGCCGACCTGCAGGAGGTGCTGGACGCGCTGATGCCGCCGGGTGGCACGCAACCCGATGACGCGGTGATCGAGCAGGCGATTCGTGAGTTCGCCCGCAAGCGCGCCGAGCGCCTGGAGCTGGAGATCGAGGATCAGCTCGCCGAGCTGGGCGGCGATCGCAACACGAGCTGGGTCACGCTGTGCCGCAAGGTGCTGCAGTCGGGCATCCAGTACGGTGCGGGCGTGCTGCGCGGGCCGTTCGTCGAGGAACAGCAGCTGCGCCGCTGGCAGATGGCCAACGGCAAGCTCACCGCGGTGCCGTACGTGGCCTATCGCCCGCGCTTCGAGTTCGTGCCGATCTGGAATTACTACCCGGACCTGGGGGCGAAGTACCTGCACCAGATGGACGGCCAGTTCCGCCGCGAGGTGATGAGCAAGCACCAGCTGATCAAGCTGAAAACGCGCCCGGACTTCATGGCGTCGCAGATCGACAAGTACCTCGCCATGAACCCGCAGGGGAATTATCGCCGGCGCGCGTACGAGACCGAGGTGCGCGCCATGGGCGTGCAGATGAATACGTCGGCGAGCGAGATCTACAAGTTCGAGATCATCATCTGGGAAGGCTTCGTGCCGGGCACCGAGCTGTCCGAGTGCGGTGCCAATGTGCCCGAGTCGCGCATGAAGGATGACGTGCGCGCGCAGCTGTGGATGCTCGGGAACGTGGTCATCAAGGCCGTCATCGACCCGTGGACGCTGCTGGGTGTGGAGGATCACGAGATCCGCCAGTACCACCACTTCATCTTCGAGGAAGACGAGTCGTTCCTGCTGGGCAACGGGCTGCCGGCGATCATGCGCGACAGCCAGATGGGCATCTGCGCGGCGACGCGCATGATGTTCGACAACGCCTCGGTGATGCGCCAGTTCGAGGTCAACACCAAGCTCGTGCGCACGGACATCGACATCGGGCAGCTGACGCCCGACAAGATCTGGTACCGCGACGACGACAGCACGGCGACGCTGCAATACCCGTCCGTGCGCGCGATCGAGCTGCCAACCAAGCTGCCCGAGCTGACGGCGATGGTGAAGATGTTCCAGGAGTTCGCCGACCAGGAGACGTTCGTCAACCCGGCCACGGGCGGGGACATGCAGCGCGGGCCGTCCGAGCCGTTCCGTACCGCGGCGGGCGCGTCGATGCTGCGCGGTGACGCGGCGCTGCCGTTCAAGGACGTGGTGCGCAACTTCGACATGTTCACCGAGAGCGTGATCCAGTCGCTCATCGTCTTCAACCGCGTGCTGAACAAGTCGAACAAGGAAATCCAGGGCGACTTCACGGTCATCGCGCGCGGCGCCACGAGCCTCATCGCCAAGGAAGTGCACGGCATCCAGCTCGACAATCTGGCCAACACGCTGACGGATGAAGAGAAGAAGTACCTCAAGGGACGCAACCTGCTGCGGGCGCGCCTGCGCGTGCGCGACATGGACGTGGACGAGCTGGTCTACGACGATGCCACGTGCGATCAGATCGATCAGCAGCAGCAGGAACAGCAGGAACGGACACGTCAGCAGGCCGAGGAAATGATGCGCGCCGAGATCCGCAAAATGCTCTCGGATGCGCTCAAGAACGTTTCGCAGGCCGGCAAGAACATGGCCAATGCGGACGCCACGCTGGCCAATACGATCATGGCCGCGCTGGAGAAGGGGATCAACCCCGATACCATCACGACACAGGGAGCCGCAAATGACACAGGCAGTGCTGGACGAGCGCCGAATGCTGCAGGAGCTGGTAACGACAATCAAGCTCAACCGGTCGGAGCCGGGGCTGGCGGCGTTGCGGCGGCTACTGGAGCACCGGTCAACGGCGGCCCTGGAGGACTTGGTGCGCTGCCAGCCCAATGAGCTGCCGGCCAAACAGGCCATCGCCACCACGTACCGCAATCTGCTGAAAGAACTTTTCCAGTAGCAGCGGTATAGTCGTAACTGCAACAAACCCACGCCCAAGGACACCATATGGCTACCGAAGACGAAGAATTCGCCGCCTCGTTCGCCGAGCATACCGGCGGCACGGCATCGCCGGCACCCGCACCGGCTGCACCCGACCCCGCTCCGGCGGATGGCGCGGCCCCCACCCCGGCACCGGCTGAGCCGGCCCCGACGGATGGTGGTGCGCCGGTCCCTACCCCCACACCTGCATCGCCCCCAGCTGCGGGTGGTGGGACGGAGGGGGCAGCTGCACCTGCGCCCGCGCCCGCGGGTACGCCCACCCCGGCACCCGCACCGGCTGAGCCGACCCCTGCGCCGGCCCCCGCCGCACCGCCGGCAGACTGGCAGGCCCAGATCGATGCGCTGCGCGCCGAGCTGGCCGCGGCCAAGGCAACGCCTGCCCCCGCGCCGGCACCGGCCGCCGAGCCTGCGCCCGCTCCCGCCCCGGCGCCGATCTATACGCCGGACGAAGAGGCCCAGATCGCCAAGTACATGGACGAGTGGGGCGACGTGGCCAAGGGTGAGGCGCTGGTGCGTCGCGCCGAGTACAACCATCTGCTCGGGTATGTGTTCGACCAGATCCGGCCGCATCTGACCCAGCTGCGCGAGACGCTCGAGCGTCACGGCGAACAGCTGATGTACTCGGACCTGACCAGCGTGATCCCGGACTACGACGACGTGCGCGATCAGGTGCTGGCCTGGATCGACACGCAGCCGGCGATCCTGCAGCCGGCGTACCGCAAGGTGGCCGACGAAGGCTCGGCCGAGGACGTGGCGCAGCTGGTGGAGATCTGGCGCAAGGCCAACCCGGCTCCCGCGCCCGCACCGGCGGCAGGCGCCCCGGCTGCTGGTGCTCCTGCCGCGCCGGCTCCCGCGCCTGCCCCGAACCCGGCGGCGATCGCCGCGCTCAAGCCGGTCAACACCGGTCGCACCACGCATACCGGCGGCCCGGACCCGAACGACTACGACGGCGCGTTCGCCGAGTTTGCCAAGCTGTAACCGGCAAACCCAACCCCAGCCCGCTTCGGCGGGCTTTTTGTTGCATACTATCGGTATTCACAGGAGGCCATCATGGCGATCAACGACCGAATCATCCAGGGCGCGATCACGGACTTCGACTCCCGAAAGATCATGTCGAAGGTCAACGCGGGCACCGCGTCGGCGCTCGACGTGCAGGCGTCGCAGGTGTCGCTGCCGCTCAAGGTGGCACTGCGCAGCATCATGGCGTCGACCGCTACCCGCCCGAACATCGAGGCCGCAGCGCTCGATCTGCCGACCAAGGCGGTCCTGCTGCAGATGGCAGGGGTGTAAGTCCAATCAATTCCTGCAATCTTTTTTATTTTGCGATAGGATACTTGCAAGCGTTACCAGCACTGCAGCTCGCCCAAACCAGCGGGTATGAGCGGCACGGCGGGAAAAGCAAAACCGACAACCCGTTGTACTGTCTCTAGGGGAGCCAATCATGGCCGCTGTTACCCAGTATGGTGATATCTCGCCTCGTGTTGCCGCGTATGCAGTCTCGCAGCTGCTCAAGCGTGGCATGCCCTATCTGGTGCTCGAAAAGTTCGGTCAGACCTACCCGGTCCCGACCAACAGCACCAAGATCGCCAAGTTCCGTCGTTACTTCCTGGCTGGCTCGACCGGCTCGGCTGGTGACGGCAACCCGGCAAACGCCTTCGGTGTGCCGCTGGCCACCACGCCGCTGGTCGAAGGTGTGACCCCGACCGGCAAGAAGCTGGCCAACCAGGACTACACGGTCACGCTGCAGCAATACGGCGACTACGTGACGATCACCGACGTGGTGATGGACACGGCCGAGGATCAGGTGCTGAATCAAGCCACCGAAGCCCTGGGCGAGTCGGCCGCGCAGACGATCGAAACGATCCGCTACAACGTGCTCAAGGCCGGCCTGAACGTGTTCTACGCCAACGGCGCCTCGCGCTCGGCCGTGAACACCGCCATCACGCTGGCGATGCAGCGCAAGGTGACGACGGGCCTGACCCGCCAGAACGCCAAGCGCATCACGCAGATCGTCAAGTCGACCCCGGACTTCCGTACGGAGCCGATCGAAGCGGCGTTCATCGGTCTGGTGCACCCGGACCTGGAATCGGACATCCGCAACATGACTGGCTTCATCCCGACCAAGCAGTACGGGACGGTCACGCCGTTCGAGAACGAAATCGGCTCGGTGGAGACGGTGCGCTATCTGCAGTCCACCATCTTCGCCCCGTTCCCGGACGCCGGCGGCGCGGCAGGCGGCACCTTCCGCTCGACCTCGGGCACCAACTGCGACGTGTACCCGGTCCTGTATCTGGCCCGTGACGCGTTCGGCATCGTGCCGCTCAAGGGCAAGGACAGCCTGACCCCGATGGTGGTCAACCCGAAACCGGCTCCTGGCGACCCGCTGGCTCAGCGCGGCACCATCGGCTGGAAGGCGATGACGGCCGCCGTGATTCTGAACGACGCCTGGATGGCGCGTCTGGAAGTCGCGGCCACCGCCTAAGCCATCGGCATAGGCAACGCATGAGATCGGCCGGCACGTCCGGCCGATCTTGCAACAGAACCCCCGTATTCAGGAGCCCATCATGGCCGTCACCGTCGTTTCGCAGAACAACTCGGAAGGCGTTGTCAACATTGCCACCGGCAAGCTGACGACCGATGCTGCTGCAGCAACCGCCTACACCCTGAACCTCGGCTTCGTGCCCCGGTTCTTCCAGATCGTGAACATCACCGACGTGCTGTCGGACACGTGGATGGACGGCATGGCCGCCAACACGGCGCTGCACAACGTCGGCTCGACGGGCGTCACCACGGCGACCACCGGGATCACGAACAACAACGATGGCACCGTCACGATCGCCGCCGCGATCATGATCGCCAGCAAGACGTTCCACTTCCTGGCCGAAGCCTAAGCCGATCCGCGCCGGGGGTTCGCCCCCGGTTCTTCCATGAACGACGCCATCGTTGCAGGAGGCAGCATGGACAACCAAGTGCTGCGGATCGAAAAGCTGACCAATGGCTACGAGGTCGAGATCTGCGATCCCGAAGTCATGAAGAAGAACCGCGACCCCAAGAACAAGGGGCCGTGGGAAGATCCGTGGAAAGGCTACGCCTTCACCACGGCCGAAGAGGTGAAGAATTTCGTCGGTCAACACCTCGATTCGCTTTCCCCACCACCCGAAGCGGATGACGAGTATGCCGAGTCGTTCGCCAAGGAAGCCGCTAAGGACGATTGACCATGGCCCAACAGCCCAAGAAACCCGCCAACCTGGGTAACAACCTCGGTGTCGCTGCCAACCTGCTCGCCGGGGACGACGAGGAATCCAACCTGCCTCCGGCAGAAGAGCCCGTGCAGCAGGCCGCACCGGCCGGCGTGCCGAGCGGCAACGACACCAGCGAGCTGGGCCGTCAACGCGCCGAGAAGAAGGTCGTGATCATCGTCGAGGAAAACGACCACACCCCGCCGAACGGGCATTTCGTCGGCGTGAACGGCGTGGGCTACCAGATCCAGACGGGCAAGGAAGTGACCGTGCCGCTGTCGGTCCTGGAAGTGCTCGACAACGCCAAGGAATCGGTCCCCGTGACCAACGAAGAGAAGTCGGTGATCGGCTACCGCGATCGTCTGCGCGTGCCGTACCGCGTCGTGCGCTACGTGGACTGAGACCATGACCCTGGAAGAGCTGCTGCGTGAGCTGCGTTACAACATCCTGCGGGATCGGAGCGACCTGATTCAGGGCGATACCGACAGCTTGTGGGATGACGAGACGCTGCTGCGCTACATCCAGGACGCCGAGCGCCGGTTCGCACGCCGCGCGTTCGTGATCCAGGATGCGACCACGCCGCAGTACACCCAGGTCAAGCTCAAGCTCAACCAGCAGAACTACCCGCTGCACCCGACGGTGTTTGGCGTCATGAGCGCGCGCTACGCGCTGTCGACCAACCAGATGCAGCAGACCGGGCGCGCGATGCTGTTCCAGAGCACGCCGCCCGAGTCGCTGTCGTTCGACCCGTCCGATCTCGCGGCGCTGCCCCCGGGCGCGCCGCTCGCGTTCTTCACCGACGAGACCCTGGTCTACAACAACCAGCAGCCCGTCACGTTTTCGGTGTACCCGGTACCGAGCGCGGAAGCCGACGGCCAGCTGGTCTATCTGCGCGTACTGCGCGTGCCCGACACGTGCTACGACAAGGACCATCTGGACAGCTACTCCCAGATCCCGATCGACTACCAGCTCGACGTGCTGGAGTGGGCCGCCTACCGCGCGCAGCGCACGTGGGACGGTGACGCCGGCGCGCCGACCGCGGCAGAAGCGCACAAGGCGCGGTTCGAGGAAGCGGTGGTCGAGGCGCACAACGAGATCCGGCGGCGCAAGTTCGCCAACATGTCGATCGCATATGGCACCAACGGCTGGTCTTACACGAGGTAAGCCATGGCCGATAACCAAGCTCTCCAGCGTGACGAAGATGTAGTCGTCTTTTCGGCGTTCGGCGGCGTGCGCAACGATGTCACGCCCGAGCGCTACTCGAACACCGATCTCCAGGTCGGCGATAACGTCGACATCGACAAGAGCGGCCGCGTGTTCCGCCGCCAGGGCTACACCCCGAAACTCGCCGGCGCGGCGCACTCGTTGTGGGCCGATCGCGCGCAACAGCAGTGCCTGTTCGTGTCCGGCGGCCAATTGCGGCAGATGAACCCGGACATGACGGCCACGCCGTTGGCGGCGCTGCGGGATACGATTTCGCGCGTGTCCTTCGAGCGTGTGAACGAGCGCACCTACTTCTCGAACGGGACCGACATCGGCATCGTCGAGAACGGCTCGGTGCGCAGCTGGGGCATGCCGCAGCCGCCGCTGCCGGGCGCCACGCCGACGGTCGGCAACATGCCCGTCGGCACCTACCAGTTTGCGATGACATGGCTGCGCGTCGATGGGCAGGAGTCGGGCACCGGCATGGCAGGCGTGGTGCAGGTGACGGACGGTGGGGTGGCGTTCACGCTGCCGGTGGCGGCTGATCCGGCCATCGTGGCCAAGATCCTGTACCTCACGCCGTGCAACGGCGATCAGCTGATGCAGGCGGCGGTCATCCCCAACGCGCAGACCAGCTTCACCTACAGCAACGACACCACCGAGCTGAATCAGGGACTGGAGACCCAGTTCCGTCAGGCGCCGCCGCCGGGCCAGCTGATCGCGTGGTACCGCGGCCGCTTGTTCGTGGCGGTCGGCAGCATGCTGTGCTGGTCCGACCCGTTCGGGTATGAGCTGTTCGATCTGCGCAAGTATGTGGATCTGGATGGCCGCATCACGCTGCTGGCGCCGATGATCGACAAGGAGCTGTCGGACGCCGGTCGCGCCAGTGGGTTCTTCATCGGTACCGACAAGAGCTGCGGGTTGCTGGTGGGCAGCGATCCGGACAGTTTCCAGTACGTACCGAAACTCGGCTACGGCGCGATCCTGGGTGCGCTGGATTATGTCGATGGCGCGCTGTTCCGCGACGGAGCCACGGGCGCGCGCCCGCTACCGGTGTGGCTCACGACCGAAGGCATCTGCGTTGGGATGCCTGACTTGCAGGTGCATAATCTAACTCGAAGCCGTTACTCGTTTGATGCTGCGGGCCAGGGCGCGGCATTGTTCATGGACGGCCCCAACCGGTTCATTGCGACCGCCAATCTCTAGGAGTTCATCATGACCATGCGTCTCTCGACCGGACTGCGCAATTTCCTGGCCAAAGAAGGCGGCCTGGGTGACGCACTCTCCGGCGGCATCATCGAAATCTACACCGGCCCGCAGCCGGCATCGGCCGACGCGGCTCCGACCGGCACGCTGCTGTGCACGATCACGTCGGCAGGCGCGACCGTCACGCCGGAAGTGCTGGCCACCGGCACCGTCACGCTGACTGGCGGCGCCTCCGGCTCGGTCGGTCCGATCACGGTCAACGGCGTGGACATCCTGGGCGGCGCCACGGTGCCGTTCAACAGCACGCTCGCGCAGACGGCCAGCGACATCGCCACGGCGATCAATCGCGCCAAGACGGCCCCCGAGTACACCGCCACGGCGTCGGGCGCAACCGTCACGATCTCGGCGCTGCCGGGCACGGGTGCGAGCGTGAACGGCTTTGTGGTGAGCGCCACCACGGCCACCATCACCGCGACGACTGGCAACATGGCGGGCGGGGTGAACGGTGCCAACGGGCTCAAGTTCGATCCGGCGGTCGGCGGCGTGTTGTCCAAGCAAGCCACCCAGACCTGGAGCGGCACGAACGCGGCCACCGGCTCGGCGGGCTGGTTCCGCCAGTACGGCAGCGTGGCTGATCCCAAGACGGTGGACAGCGCAGGTACCACCATCCGCCTGGACGGCGCCATTGCCACCTCGGGTGCGGAGATGAACCTGAACAGCACGGCGCTCACCACGGGTGCCGTGACGACGCTGGCCAACTGGTCGATGCTGATCCCGGCCCAGTAATCCATGGCTGACGTAACCCTCGCCCTGACCGGGCTCGCATCGACAGGTGCCGTCGGTACGGTGAGGGCAGGCACGTCCGCGAACGTCTACGGCGTCGAGACGGACAGTGCCATCAACGGGCTGGGCGCGCCGGGCACGGTCTCCATGACGATGCCCACGCCGCAGTTCCTGGCTACGGCGAACGCGGCGTTCTTCGGTCTGTTGCCGGTGCCGACGTTCTCGGCGGCAGGTATGGCCGGCGCGGTCGGCACGGTCAGTCTGACGCTACCGCTGCCGCAGCTGACGCTCTCGGTGCTGGGCCGCGACGGCCCCCTGTTCGAGGCCACGTTGCACCTGCCGCTGCCGCAGCTGCAGACCAGCGGCGTCACAGGGGTATCGGGTACCGTCCAACTGACGCTACCCACGCCGCAGCTGCAGATCGTGGTACCCGATACGGCCGCGCTGCAGCTCCCGACGCCGCAGCTGCAGGCCCAGGGCACCACCGGGGTTACGGCCACGGTCGACCTGACGCTGCCGATGCCGCAGCTGATGGCGATCGGCGCGGTGCCGTTCGTTGGCGACATGGCGCTCGCGTTGCCGGTACCGACGGTCGAGATCGCGGGGTCGACGGGTGCCTCGGCGCGGATGAATGCGCAGCTGGCCAGCTTTGCGCTGTCGATCGCCGGTGCGACCGGTGTGCTCGGTACGGTGGCCATGGTGCTGCCGGTCGGGCGTTTTACGGCATCCGGGTATCAGCCGGGCATCGGCGCGGTGCAGCTCGTGCTGCCGGCGCTGCAGCTGCAGGTGACGGGCCATGCGGGCAGCGTCGCTGGCGGGGTTGTGGGCGCCAGCCCGGTGACGGTGGCGATGCAGACGGAAATGCTGTCGCTTTCCACATACAGCAACTACCCGTTCAACTCGTATGCGAAATTCAACGGGATGTTCCTGGGGGCCAGCGACGCCGGCGTCTTCGCGCTGACGGGGGCGACCGACAACGGCGTGCCGATCCAGGCTGCTGCGCGCGTGGGCATGTCCGACTTCGGCACCAGCCATCTTAAGCGGCTCGACAAGATCTACGTCGGCTACCGCGCCGACGGCAACCTGATCCTACGGGTTTTCACCGACGAGGTGACGCAGCGCGACTACCTGCTGACCAGCACGCAGCAGCGGGGGCTGCACGGCAACCATACGCGGCTCGGCAAGGGGCTCGTCGCGCGCTACTGGCAGTTCGAGGTGCGCAACCAGAACGGCGGCGATTTCAGCCTGGATATTATCGAGCTGAAACCGGTGAAGCTCGCCCGCCGCGTGGGAGGCCGCGATGCGTGACGAGGGGCCGATCCGCAAGGATCTTTCCGGCGACACCGAAGCAGCGGCCCCTTATATCGGGGCCGCGCGCACATTGTTGGGTCAGGTCAAGAACCAGATGAAGCTGGGTGGCCTGGATCAGCTCGCACGCTCGACCGTGCTGCCGGACGGTACGACCATCCGCGCCGAGTCTCGGTTTGGCCAGAGTACCGTGCGCATCGTCTCGCCAAGCGGCGAGGTTACGCCGCTGTCGATCCCCGAGATCGAGACGCCGGAATTCCCAATCGAGACGCCCGAACTGCCCACCATCGAGCCACCGGAGCTTCCGGGCACGAAATACCTGCTGGCCATCTTCAACAACAACGAGGTGGCGGCGATCCCGATGGTCGCGCTGACGGCGCCGAAATGGCCCGTGGTCTACCACAAGGTGCTGGAGCAGGGGTCGCTGGATGGCACGTCGCCGGTCGCCCAATACCGCTTCAACATGCGGGGAGCGGACTCGGAATTCCTGGCGCCGTTCTCCCTGTCCGGGAAAGACATCGTGCTGGCATCTGACCAGCAGTTCTGGCTCAACGTCATCAAGACCAGCAACGTCGACGACCCCAACGTGGTCTCGTCGATCCGCGTGGACGAGTGGGCCAACGGGTTCGGGTTCAACTGGATGCCGCATCTGAACGCCAGCGGCAGCATGGTCTATACGTCGAGCGGGGGCTACAGCTACACCGGCGGCGAGCTGACGCGCGTGTATGCGAATTCCGGCGCGCCATTCGCCCCGGCGAACTTCGTCTACCCGGACGGGCGGGTGCGGTACAACAACGGCATCACCGACAACACCAGCGCGGTCTACGTCAATACGGTCATCGACTATTACCAGAACCTGCTCGGTAATGGCTTGCCGCCGCTGTTCGACCAGATGCAGAAGCGCATCCTGCAGGGTTACACGCTGGACTTCCCGTTCACGATTGCGATGTGCTCCGGGTGGGGGGAGCTGCAGAACGGGCAGGTTGGTCGGATCGAGACGAAAGGCGTCCCCATCAACATCGGCATCTTCATCTTCCCCATCCCCGAGCCGACGGTGTTCCCGGGGCGGCTTGGCCCGAACCAGAGCCAGCAGGGCGACTTTCTTTACGATACCGAAGACCTGTCGCTGGATTTCGTCGTGCCGCAGCTCGCGCAGGATGGGCGGTTCGATCGGCTCATCGAGAAGACGGTGACGGGCCAGGGCAGTTACACATACCACGAGCCGTGGCTGCTGCGCTTCGATACGGGGGTTTGCCAGCGTGGCTGCGGGCTGAGCTTCTATCAGGCCCAGGGGGCGCGTTTCGGATACACCACGTTCTGGCGCGAGCAGCAGGACACCCTGAACAACGGCCCGCAGATCTTCACGCGCACCGGGCTTGGGCCGGTCACCTACAAGACGTTCCCGCCGGCACCGCCGAGCGGCGCGGATTTTGTCTATGCGTTTCACCAAGACCCGAATTCGTCGGTCGGGGGTTCATCGTCGCTGGCCGACGTGAAGACGCCGTACTTCTCGACGGCGGTGGATCTGGCATTCAGCGCGGGCGCACTCCAGGGCTGGCTACACCTGTCGAACGGGCGGCATTATCTGCAGGGGTATTGGATCGGCGACCAGCAGAGTCTGTATCTGGATGGGGCCGATGTGAGCGGCAAACTGGCCGAGGCCCTGCGCACCAACATCAACAACGTTCAGGCCATCCTGATCGACATCCCGTTGCCTGTCATAAAACGGCTAAAATAGCTGCAATTGCATAGAGGGGATAGCCATGGCGACCGGAGTGATTGACTGGACGACGCAGCCCCAGCTCCCGAGCACTGGCGCTTCGGATCTGGTCAAGGCCGGTTTTTCGACGGCCCAGAACTACGCGAATACGGCGTTCCAGCAGGCTATCGCTTTCCTGCACGAGATCAGCGAGACGGCTGCCGGGCTGACCGCGCTGCCACCGGTGGATGGCAACCTGCCGGCGATTTCGGCCGTGATCGACCCGCTCATCATGCCGACGGCGCCGACCCCGCCCGTCGGGCTGTCGCCGAACATGCCGGTACCGCCGATGCAGCCGACGCTGCCGTCCGTGCAGCCGCTGGCGGTACCGACTGCGCCGACGTTCACCGCGACGCCCCCGGTGCTGAATCTGCCGACCGCCCCGAGCCCGCTGTCCGCAACCGCACCGCTGCCGCCGACGCTGCCCGAGGTCGACATCCCGACGGCGCCGACGATTACGCTGCCGGATGTTCCGTCGCTGCTGGGCATCAACGTGCCGGTCGAGCCGCTGCTGAACCTGCCGACGTTCACCGCGGTGCTGCCGGACAGTCCGCTCGCGCCGGCGTTCTTCTTCAATTTCGCCGAGCCGACCTACACGGACGGGCTGCTGACCGACCTGAAAGCGGTACTCGATACCTGGGTCAACGGCACGAACACCGGCATTGCGCCGGCTGTCGAGCAGGCGATCTGGGAGCGCGACCGCTCGCGCACGATGACGGCCACGCGCCAGAAGATCGGCGAGTCGTTCCGCAACTTCGCCCGCCTGGGCTTCACCAAGCCGCCGGGGGCACTCGCCACCGAGGTCAGCGCGGCGCTGCAGGACAGTCAGTCGCAGATGGTGTCGCAGTCGCGCGACGTGGCGATCAAGCAGGCGGATCTGGAGCAGACCAACCGCCGGTTCGCGTTCGAGCAGGCGTGGAAGGTTGAAGAGGGCCTGATCCAGTATCAAAGCTCGATCGCCTCGCGCAGCCTGGAAGCCGCCAAATACGCCCAGCAGGTGGGGATCGAGATCTACCGCGAACAGGTGGCCATGTTCGGCGCCCAGGTGCAGGCGTACGCCGCCAAGGTGGACGCTTTCAAGGCGTCGCTGCAGGCCGAGTTGGCCAAGCTGGACGTTTTCAAGACCGAGATCGAGGCGCAGAAGCTGATCAGCGAGATCAACCTGCAGCAGGTGCAGATCTACACCGCGCGCGTCGAGGCGTTGAAGACGGTGATCGATATCTTCCGCGCCGAGGTCGAGGCGGCCAACGCCAAGGCGTCGGTCAACAAGACCACGATCGAAGCCTTCGCCGCACAGGTGAACGCCTATGGCGAGCAGGTGCGGGCCAAGGCGTCCGAGTATGACGCCTACGCGACCGGGGTGCGCGCTGAGGTGGCGAAGATGGATATCTTCAACGCCCAGTCGAACGCCTACGCATCGCAGGTGCAGGGCTTCCGCGCGACGGTGGATGCGCTGGCCACGGCAAAGACGAGCGAGATCGAGGTCAACCAGCGCGTACCGCTCGACATCTTCAAGACGCTCACCGAGGTGTATCGCACCGGCGTGTCGGCAGAGAGCGAGCGCATCGGCGCCGTGGTCAAGACGTTCGAGGCCAATACCGACCTGTTCAAGGCGCAGGTGAGCGGTGCGGTGTCCAAGCTCGGTGCGCAGACCGAGGTCTACAAGTCGCAGGCCCAGGTGGCCGAGGCGACGGGCAACCTGCGCATCGAGGCGGCTAAGGCCAACCTGCAGAATCTGGTGCAGCAGGTCACGCTGCTCACCGAAGCGGTCAAGGCCGGTGCCCAGGTCGCCGCGCAGCTGGCTGCGGCGTCGCTGTCGTCGATCAACCTGTCCGGCCAGATCGGTGACCACGCTTCGTACGGCGTCAGCAACAGCTCCAGCATTTCGAGCGCCCAGGTGATCAGCAACTCGACCAGCAACTCGACCAGCAACTCGACCAGCAACTCGACGAGCCAGTCGACCAGCGACTCGACGATCAACAGCACGGCGAACAATACGAATACGAACACGAACTACAACTTCTAGGACGCATCATGGCGACGCTTGACCCATCTGTGTATAGCCCGTTCCTGGGCGCCAATGGCGCGGTGCCTGTTGCCCCGACGCCCGTCACGCCCGCAGCCGCGCCGGCAGGCCCGGCCCCGGCGAACAATCTGCAGCGCTTCTTCCCGGTCTTCATGCCGGCACCCGCCAACAGCGTGCCTGCAGGGATTGCCGCCGCCAATGCGATGGCCGCCGCGTATGGCAGCGCCTATGGCGTTCCTGCCGTGCCGGCAACGCAGACGGGCACGCCGGCACCCGTTGCCTCGGTGGCCACGCCGCCGAACATCCAGCCGGTGAATGCCGCGCCGGCCAGTGCTGCGCCGCCGACGGCATCGACGCCGGTCACACCCGATACCGCGCCGCAGGTGCCGATCGGCGCCGCGCAGCCGCGTCAAGGCGCGGACTCCGACGCCCTGGCGACTGTGAATGCCGCGCTCACCTCGATCCGTGGCCAGCGTGGTGGCGGTGGAGCAGCGCGTGCTGCCGCTCCGGTCGCTCCCGTGGTTCCTGCCGCGGCGACGGCCAATCTGCCGGCCTTCGCTCCGGGCACGCCGGATCTGTCGCAGGCGCCGAATTCGGTCACGTATGACGACAACGGCAATGCGGTGGGCGGGCGCAACGCCCAGGGTGTGGAGATCATCCGCGACGGCGTGTCCTCGCGCGTGGGTGGAGGCGGTGGCACGATCGCCGGCCGGTTCGTGAATCCGTCGGACGCCATCGCCAACGGCTATGCGCAGCAGCTGGCTTACCAGCGCGCCTCGATCGCCAACCTGCTCGACGCGTTCTCGCGCAGCGACGGGCTGGCCGCCACCAAGGCGGCATTGGCGCACACCATCGGGCTGAACAACTTCGGCTCGGTGCAGGGTCAGGGCGTCAACACGATCAACTCGGCGATCGGCGGTATCGCTGCGGCCGGCCAGGGTGCCGGGGCGTCGATGTACAACGCCGAATTGGGTCTGGCCGGCCGACTGGCAGAGATCGGCGAGCAGCACTATCAGGCCGAGACCGGCTCGATCCCGGTGGGCACGACGCTGCAGCGAGATCCGGCCACGGGGCTGTCGGTGCCGGTCACGGTATATGGTCAACGCCCGAGCCGCGCAGGGCAGATGCCGACGCTGTACGACGCCGGCAATGCGCGCCAAGCCAAGCCGCAGGTCGGCAAGCAGTACGTGGACAAGAACGGCAATCGCGCCGTCTACAACGCGGACGGAACCTACACCCCGGTGAAGTGATATGGCATTCGATCCCAGCAGCGCCCAGCTTGCCCCCAACGAATTCGACCCGTCGACGGCCGCGGAATACGTGCCGCCCGCGCGCGGTGCGCTCGCAGAAATTGGTACGGGTCTCGCACGTGGCGCGCTGGTGGGGCTGCCTACGCTGGTCGGTCGCAGTCTGCAGTACAGCAACATCGCCCCGCAGGCCGGGCTCGGGATCGTGCGCTCGGCCGAGGAACGCGGCAAGGCGCCGGGCCTGACCCTGCAGCCTGAACAGCACGGCGGCGTGACCAACGCCATCGCCTCGGCGGCGGAAGGTCTCGCGCCCGCCCTCGCACCGGTTGCGGCGATTGGTGCTGGTGCGGCGGCCTTGGGGGCCGCGCCGTTCGTGGCGGGGGCTGCCGGCGCTCTGGGTGCCGGCGCGCTGTTTGGCGCGCAAGCTGGCCAGGAAACGCTGGAGAAAGCCGAGAAGGCTGGCGTCGATGAGAACACGGCCAAGACGGCGGCGCGCCTGAACGCCGCGCAAACCTTCGCCACGCAGACCGCACTTGGCATGGTGGGCGGCAAGGCGCTGGGGTTGGTGGGCCGTCCGATCGCCCGCGCGGTCGGGATCGAAGGCGAGCAGCTGACGGGTCAGATCCTGGGCGACCTGACGGGCGCCAATGGCGCGCTGATGCCGACGCTCAAGGCCCTGCCGAAGACGGCCGCCGAGGTCACGGCCACGAACGCCGCGCAGGCGGCAGGGCAGGCGGCGATCGAGAAGAGCTATGGCATCGACCCGAACGGCGACCCCCTGGCCGCCGCTGCCAGCACGATCGGTCCGTCGCTCGGCCTGACCGCGCTGCTCGGCCCGTTGGGTCTGGTCACGCGCGGCATGCAGGTGCGCAGCGCGAAGATGCGCACCGAGACCCTGGCGAGCCCGGAGAGCGCCGTGGACGCGCGCACGCAGCTGGCCGACCAGTACGCCGCCGAGCTGGCCAAGGCCAACCCGGAAGCTGCTGCCGCGTTCCGTGCCAACGCCGAGACTGCGATCCAGAACAAGCTCGCACTGCCGGTGGACAGCCGCCTGTTCGATGCCGGGCACATCCAGCCGCCGGCGCCGGAGCAGCCCACGCTCGCGCTGCCGAACAACCCGAGCCCGCTGGTGTCTTTCCCGGACGGTACCGTCGGCCGACAAGCCGAGGTGGATGCCTACATCGCCAGCCTGCCGCCCGACCAGCAGGTGGCCGCCCGTGCGCGGCTCATGGGGATGGGGGCGCAACCGGCCGATACGGCGACTCCGGCAGCTCCGGCGCCGGCCGCGCCGCTGGCGCTTACCGATCAACGCGCCGCCGGCACTCAGGCCACGGGCGAAGGCACGATCGCAGTCAACACCCGGGGCGAAGCCGCGACGCCGCGCACCTACACCTTCCCGGACGGCTCGTCGACAACCGACGTGCGCGACGTGGAGAACTTCATCAACACGCTGCCGGAGACCGCGCGCGGCAACGCGCTCGCTTCGATTCTGGGCACGCCGGCGCCGGATCTGCCGAGCATGTCGAAAACCGAATTCGGCGTGGCCAGCGGGCTCAAGGGCCAGGAGCTGGTCCGCGAATACCGCCGCTATACGGCCGATCCCCGTGGGTATGAAGAGCGGCTGGCCGCCGAGCGCGAGGCCGCGCAAGCTGCGCCCGAGACTGCCACGCCTGACACTGCCGCGCCGGAAGCGGTGCGCACCAACACCCAGCTGGCTGACGCCCTGGCAGCCGCGACGCGCAAGGCCCAGGAAGACGCCGCCTACCGCGAGCTGGAGACCCGCAAGGCTGCCCAGGAAGACGCGATCGCCAACATCGCCAAGGGCGAGCAGCAGGCCGCCGCTGCCGAGGCCGGGCAGATCCGGCCGGACGCCAACGCGCCGAAGCAGAAGGAAGAGATCCAGCAGGATCTCGATGCTGCGATGGCCGCCAACGGCGAGACGCTGCGCAAGCAGGACAGCACGTGGCTGCAGAACAAGCTGCAGACGCTGGGGATCGCGGATATGGATTCGCATCAAGCGCAGATCGACGCGCTGCAGGCGGCCGTCGATTCGCAGAAGAAGGCGAGCCCGGGCTATGACCGCCTCAAAATGCTGCTGGATCAGTGGAAGGCTGAGGCTCCGACCGCAGCTGAACCCCCAGCGCAAACGCCTGCACCAATCGAAAAGCCGGCAGTGGCACCGCCGGCCGCCGCAGAAACGGGTACGGCAGGACAACTCGCCGGCGCGGCGCCGAAAGTTGAAGTGGCGTCTGAATTTGCTGGCAAATCTGCTGACGAGCTGCAGGCTATTGTTCAGGCAAATCATCTGGCTCAAGTCGACCCCGACGCTTTGCAGAAAGCGTTGGATAGCAATACCCGGATGACCGAAGCGCAGCGCGAGCGCGCCCAGACGTATATCGACTCCGTACGTACCGCCAAGGATGCACAGGCCACCCTGGGCGCCAACCTGCCGGGTATCACGCCCACCGAGCCGCAGCCGGCAGGCGCCGCGGCCAATATGGCTGGGGTCAAGCCCAACGTGCCGACCGTGGAAGAGCGCGCGACGGCCGTGAAGGGCCAGATTGACGGTGAGCTGACTGGGCTGCTGGAGCGCAAGGCCAACGGTGGCGAGCTGCCGCAAGCCGCACAGGACCGGCTGTCGCAGTTGCAGAACTACAAGAAGCTGCTCGATGAGGGCATTGCTTCGCCGGCGGTGCTGCGCGACATCGAGGCCGGGGTGAACGGCGAGGCGTTCCTGAAAGGCGCCGATCGCCAGCAGCCGTTCGTGGGTAACCCGCAGGAAGTCGACATGGGCCTGCTCGCGCCGGGCATGCGCACGCACCGTGTGCATGATGTGCTGACGCATCTGGCCGACAACGGCTCGACGCCGGAGACCCAGGCGCTGGCGCGCAAGCTGGCTGATCTGAACCTGCCGACGCGGATCTATCCGGATACCGTGCACCCGACCGTGGCAAGCGCCCAGGGTATGTATCGGAATGCGCAGGATGAGATCCGCATCTACCGCCAGGGCGCCAACGAGCACACGATCCTGCATGAGTCGGTGCACGCGGCCACGTTCAAGGCGCTCAACCGCGCCATCGATCTCGTGAACGGGGATACGAAGGTCAAGAACCAGACCGACGGCAAGCTGCTGCAGTCGTACCGCGATCTGGAGTCGATCCGCCAGGATGCCGTCAAGGCGCTTGGCGCTGACTCGCATTACGGCCTGCAGGACATTGGCGAGTTCGTGGCCGAGCTGCACTCGAATCCGCAGTTCCAGGATGCGCTGCGCACCACGCCGAGCGCCGGTACTTCGCTCTGGAGCCGCGCGGTGGACGCCGTGCGCAAGATGCTCGGGTTCGCCTCGAACCTGAAACCGGCGCTCGAGCGCGCCATGGTGGCCAGCGAGGACTTCTTCGCCGTGACCAAGGCCATGCGTGACTTCGAGGAATCGCCGGCCGGTGCCGGCCGCATGCCGGATGCGCTGCTGCGTGCCTCGATCAACGAGGTCGACAAGAACCCACTCGATTTCGCTACCGCGACGCGCGCCGTGTTCGAGAAGCTGCTGCCGTGGAAGACGACGCAGTACATTGCCGACCGCGCGCGGGCGATCCCCGAGTTGCGCGATACCGGCTTCTCGGCCGGCCTGGACGGCTACCTGCAGGGGCTCAAGACGCGCTCGTTGGCCATGGCCCACGTTGCCGAGCCGGCGGCCAACTTCGCCAAGGGGCTCTTCTCCACCTACCGCGAAATGACGGCCGACAAGGCCCGCGCGCTCGATCGCCAGCTGATGACGATCGGCGGCGAGGCCAGCCGCATGGGGTTCGATTTCACCAAGAACTTCAACGACAACCTGCGCGAGCGCCCGGATCTGGACCCGGCCAACAAGGCGTACATCGACGACATCCACCGCCAGTACACGCAGCTGCAGCGCACGAACCCGAAGGCCGCCGAGGCGCTGGTCAAGGGCGAGCAGCTGAACCGCAAGGATCTGGTGGAGCGCGTGGCCACGCTGGCCTCGAACCTGACCAAGGCGATGACGGGTACGCGCTGGGACGGTCTGGACATGATGGACCCGCGTCTGGCCGAAGGCACCAACCACGACGCGCGCCGCTACGACAGCGCCGCGACGGCGACGCTCGCACGCAACCTGGATCAGACGTTCAATCAGGCCCGCGCACTGCCGGAAGGCACGCCGCTGCGCGATGCTCTGGGCGAGCTGGAACGCATGTACCGTGCGCAGGAGCGTGACCCGTATTTCAGCCTGTCGCGCGCCGGTGACTACTTCGTCAAGGTCGGCTTCCAGAACATGACGCCGGAGGCGCAGGCTCGCATCCAGAAGGTCATGCAGGCTGCTGGCAAGGTGGTGGGCGACCTGAACGGTCAGCCGTACGCGTTCGTGCGCGTGAAGAGTGCCGACGCTGCGCAGGGGCTACACAAGCAACTGCTCGATGCTGGCCAGGGTACCGTTACGGATACTGCCTGGGGCAAGCTGCAGGACATCCCGCGCACCAACGTCGCGGGCGTTACGCCGGCGCTGCGCACGATACTGAGCAGCCTGGACGATCTGGCCAGCAGCCACCCGGGTCTGACCGCCGAGCAGGTATCGAATTTGAAGTCGACCATGCAGCGCGAGCTGCTGTCGCTGCTGCCGGAAACCAGCTCGCGCTCGGCCAAGATGCAGCGCCAGGGCATCCCGGGCTACGACGCCGACTTCCTGAACAGCTACACCCGCCGCTCGGCGGGCGCGGCGCAGGATACGGCCAACCTGTACGCCCAGGGCATCTTTACCGATGCGGCCAAGCAACGTGCTGACGCGCTCGACCAGCTGAACCGGACCGGTAGCGCCGAGCAGCGCGTGCGCGCGCAGATGATCGAAGACGAGATGGCCAAGCGCTATGCCAACACCCTCACGCCGATGGACGGCACGATGGTGAGCGCGCTGAACTCGATGTCGCACAGCTACTTCCTCGGCTACTCGCCGGCGTTCCTGCTGCGCACGATGACGCAGCCGTGGCACCGTGGCCTGCCGTGGCTGGGCTCGAAGTTCGGCTTCGGTCAGTCGATGGGGGAAATCGCCCGTGCCACGCCGACGGCGATCAAGCTGGTGGCCGAGTCGCTGCGCGCCGGCAACAAGGAAGCCAACCCGATGGAAGGCCGTATGGACTTCCGCGAGCTGGGTCTGCCGGATGGTGAGCGCCAGTTCGTGCAGGAGCTGCATGACCGCGGCGTGCTCGAGCTGGGCCAGTCGCGCCAGCTGCAGAAGATGGTCATCGGCGGCAACCCGACGCTGCAGGCGGGGATCAAGTACATGGCCATGACGGCCTCGTATGCGGAAACGCTGAACCGCGCGATCACCGGTCTGGCAGCCTACCGTCTGGCGATCAAGCGCGGCATGTCGCCGGAGCGCGCCACCGACTTCGCCGTCGAGTCCATCAACAATGTCATGGACAACTTCGAGTCCGGCAACACGGCGCGCGCCATCGGCCGCCAGGGGTTTGCCGGGCAGGTGACGCCGCTGCTGACCCAGTTCTCGAACTACTCGCTGCAGACCATGCAGCAGCTCGCGCGTACGGTGCACGACGGCTTCTTCGGCCAAGACCCGACGCCGGAGGGTATCCAGCGCGGCAAGGAAGCGCGGCGCGAGTTCGCGGGGCTGCTGGCCACCACCACGGCGCTCTCCGGCGCGCTCGGCCTGCCGTTCGTCAACGCGGTGGCCGGGGTCTACAACTCGGTGCACAACCTGATCAACCCGAACGACCCGGGCGACATCCGCGCCGACATGCGCCGTTTTCTGGCGAACACGTTCGGCAACACGGCCGGCCAGATCATCGCGCACGGCCCGATGGCCACGCTCGGCGGGGTGGACACCTCGACCCTGGGTCTGCAGGATCTGCTGCCCGGCTCCGAGTTCCTGGCCAGCCGCCAAGCCTGGGGCGACCGCCTGGACAGCCAAGCCGCCAATATGCTCGGTCCGGCCGCCAGCATGGGGTTCGGCATCATGAAGTCGTTCGGCGCGCTGACCGACGGCAACTATGTGAAAGCGATCGAGCACATGCTGCCGACCGGCTTGAAGGTGCCGTACAAGACGGCCGAGCTGGCAGGTGTGATCGGCCCGGGCGGCGCCACCGACTCGCGTGGCAACCCGCTGCCGGTACCGGTCGATGCGTCGGATATCGGTTGGCAGGCTCTGGGCTTCCAGAGTGCCAAGCTGGGGCTGCGCGGCGAGGCGGCGCGCGACTTCGCCGCCGACCAGGAAGCGCTTACGCGCCGCAAGCAGCTGCTGATCGATCGAGCGTTCAAGGGCATCACGCAGAATGGCGACATCGCCAGCGCCATCGAGGGTATCCGCGAATACAACGCAGCCAACCCGTTGGAGCCGATTACCGATATCAACTCGGCCATCCGGGCCAGAATCACCCAGCAGGCACTCGGCGCCGCGAGCGGGATCGGCGTGCCGGTGAGCAAGCGCCAGCTGCCGTCGCTGCAGCAGTCGACGTTCTATGCGTCACTGCCGCGATTCTGACGCGGTATAATTTTTGCAAACCTTACTAAGGCGGGAGCCGGCATGAGCTGCTGCACCAACCAACAAGATTTCTGTGTCGCAGCCGGCGCCACCCTGCAACCGGTGATCCGTTGGGCGACGGACGTGCTGACGACCGTCCCGATCTCGGGTATCACCCAGGCCGCCCCGCCGGTCGTGACCACGGCTGCGCCGCACGGGATGCCGAACGGGTGGCCGTGCGCGGTGGCTTCGGCCGGCGGCATGATCCAGGTGAACACGACGCGGTACCCGCCCACCAAGTCCGACTGGCAGCGCAGCGCCAACGCGAGCGCCACGCAGGTGCAGCTGATCGATCTGGACTCGACGAACTTCGCCGCCTACACCCAGGGCGGCGCGTTGGTATTCAGCACCCCGGTGGATCTGTCAACCGTCACCTCGGTCACGATGAAGATCTACGACCAGCCTGACCATAGCGGCACCCCGCTGCTGACGCTGACGAGCCCGGCCGGCATCGTGCTGGACAACACGGCCAAGACGATCACGCCGCAGCTGCAGACGGCAGGGCTCACCTGGACGACGGGGTATTACGTTGTCGACGCGACGAACAGCAGCGGGGTGGTCACCGAGCTGCTGCGCGGCATGATCACCATCCAAGCCTAGGAGCGCACCATGCCCCTCGTGAAAGGTAAATCCAAGAAGGCATTCAGCCAGAACGTGAAAACCGAAATGGCCGCCGGCAAGCCGCAGAAGCAAGCCGTCGCCATCGCATACGCCGAGTCGCGCCGCCCCAAGTCGAAAGGCAAGGGGATGGTCAAAGGCCCCGGCGGCAAGAAGATCACGGTCGGTTCGTGATCCCCTTACATAAAACGGAGTAACCCCCATGGCCATGATTGACGTGCTCCTGCCCGGCGCGGAGCAGATTACCCAGATGGATGAAGCCGACCTGCTGAAACTGGAAGGTGGCTTCGAGAACGAGGATGAACGCGTGACTTGGGTGCAGTACCACTTGAAAGAGAGCGGCGCCCTCGTGCACCGCAGCGCGCACGTCCACATGAAGAAGGTCGATGTCACGGGGCAGGCCATCGCCTCCTCGATCGGTTAATCAACGGCTCTGACAGGAGAAGATCATGGCCAATACCCAAGCGATGTGCACCTCGTTCAAGGTGGACCTGCTGAACGGCGTGCACGCGTTCGGCACCTCGGTCGTTCGAGCCGCGAGCACACCCGATACGTTCAAGGCGGCGCTGTATCTGGCCTCGGCGACGCTGAATGCCGGCACCACGGCGTACTCCGCCACGGGTGAGGTCTCGGGCACGAACTACACCGCCGGCGGCGTGACGGTGACGTTTGGCACGGCCCCCACCAGCTCCGGCACCACGGCGTTCGTCACGCCCTCGGCCTCGATCGTCTACTCGAACGTGACGCTCAGCACGTCGTTCGACACGGTGCTGATCTACAACTCGTCCCAGAGCAACAAGGCGGTGTCGGTCCATACGTTCGGCGCGCAGACCATCACGGCCGGCACGCTGACGCTGACGATGCCGTCCAACGACGCCACCAACGCGCTGCTGCGTCTGGCATAAGGGGCCACCATGGCTGTTACCCTCTACACGTCGGCGGATGCGTCGGCCCCGCAGCTCTCGGGCACCGCGGGGTCGCTGACCACGCTGCTCGATGCGATCCTGGTGAATGGCTATGGCTCCAAGGCCGCCGCAGGCTGGACGATCGCCTTCTCCGGCACCAACCAGCGCGACTACAAGCAGGGTACCGGATCGAACGGCTACTACCTGGACGTGAACGACAACGCGCCGGCCACGGCCACGGAAGCGCGGATGCGTGGGTACGAGACGATGAGCGCGCTGGGTACCGGTACGCAGCCCTTCCCCACCACGGCGCAGTCCTCGTTTGGGGTCACCTGCCGCAAGTCGGCCACCTCGAACTCGACGACGCGCAACTGGTATTGCATCGCCGATGCAACCTGTTTCTACCTGTTCGTCGACACGACCGACAACCCGGGGTATTCGTTCACGTTCATGTTCGGGGACATCTTCTCGTACAAGAGCGGCGATACCTACAACACGCTGATCATCGGTCGGGACGTGGACAACAACAGCGCGACCAATGCGGACCACCTGGGGCATATCGGGCATGGCAACACCAGCCCGCTGATCAACGGGCTGGGCGGCCATTACATCGATCGGGTGTGGACCGGCACTGGCGGCTCGCTGCCCTGCACGAAGTTCTCGTCGTTTGCCTGCGGTGGCAGTACGGCATGCGTCGGCAGCTCCGCAGCGCTGGTGAGCTATCCGAATGGCCCGGATGCCGCCCTGGAACTGTCGCCGATCTGGGTGGCGCATGGCGGCGCGGTGCGGGGGTATCTGAAAGGCGCCTGGGCGCCGCTGCACTACCAGCCGTGCGGGCATGGTGACCAGTTCTCCGGGACCGGCAACATGTCGGGCAAGTCGTTCATGGCGTTCAACGTCCAAGGGTCGAACGTGACGGGCCAGATCATCATGGAAACCTCCAACACCTGGAGCTGATCCATGGCCGCGCACCTGTACTGGCGACTAAACATCTCGGCCACCAATGGATCGGTAGGCGCGATCGTCACCGAGCTGGCCATGTACGTGGCAGGTGGGGCGAGTTCGGCCACGACCGGTGGCACGGCCAGTGCATCGTCCACCAGTGCGGGTAGCGCCAGCAACGCGTTCGACAACAGCACCAGCACGTCGTGGCAGTCGGGTACCACCCTGCCGGTGCAGCTTCAATACCAGTTCGCCAGCGCGGTGGATATCACGTCCTACGCGCTGACCGGCAATTCCAATACCTCCAACGTACCGAACTCCTGGACCCTGGAGTATTCGGATGACGGGTCGTCGTGGACGGTGGCGGATACGGTGACCAAGCAGAAGGCGTGGGTTGGGACCAGCGACGTGCGGTACTACACCGTCGGCGCCAATGCCGGGCAGACAGCCACCGGCAAACAGCTCAACCCGTCCGGCCCCCTGGGGCGTCAGACGACCCCTGCCGCCGGCAATCAGGTGCAGATCGGCAAGGCCCCGCCGACCGCTGCGCGCACGGTATCGGGTACCGTCTCGGTGCTCGGCACGTTGACAGGCGGGTTGCTGCTGCGTGCGTATGCGAAAGCGACAGGTGAGTTCCTGGGCTCGGCGACGAGCGCCCCCGGTACGGGCGCCTACACGATCAACTGCGGGCCGTATTTCGGCGATGTCGAGGTGATCGCGTTCAATCCGACCACCTATCAGGCGCTCATCTACGACCAAGTGGCCCCGGGGTAAGCCATGCCCTATACGCCTCCGGCCTACAACGCCGTCAATTTCAACTTCACGACCGGGGGCTACACGCCCCCGTCGTTCAATGCCGTCAACTTCGCGTTCGGCGGCAGTGGCGTCACGGTCGGGCTGACGGGGGTATCGAGCACGACGGCCATCGGCAGCGTCTCGGTCACGATCTCGGCCGCACTGTCTGGCGTGGCGCTCGCCGGTGCCGTCGGCTCGATCACGGTTGGGTGGACGCTCGGCCTGACTGGCGTTGCGGCCACAGGCGCCGCCGGCACCGTTTCCTATACCGATAGCACTGCGCTGACCGGTAACGCCGCGGCGGGTACGCCGGGTACCGTCACCCCGTCCACCACGATCGCGCTGACGGGGGTTCAGTCCGATACCGCGGTCGGCACCGTTACGGCGACCAACGGCCTGTTCCTGGCGCTGACCGGTGTCGAGTCCGCCGCGGCGGTCAACGCTCCTGGTGTCGAGTTCGATCTGGCCCAGACCGGTGTATCCGGCGCGGGCGCCGTCGGTGGGGTGACTCCGGTACAGCCGCTCACTGGCGTGCAGGCGGCCGGCGCTGCGGGCACGCTCACGCCGAACATCACCGTGGCCCTGTCGGGCGTGGGCGCGGCCGGTGCTGTCGGGGCGGTTGCCTACGGGCTGTCGTTCACCCTGGCCAACGTCTCGGCCGCCGGTGCGGTGGGCACCGTGCCGCCTTCCACAATCCTGGGACTGATCGGTGACGCCGCTGTCGGCGCGGTCGGCTCGGTTGCCGCTACCACCAAGCTCACCGGGGTCTCGACTGCAGGTGCGGCGGGGGCCGTGCACAGCAACACCACGATCGCGCTGTCGGGGGCGCAGGCCAGCGGCGCACTTGGCAATGTCGGCGTGACCGGCCCTGGCGAAGCGGGCCTTACCGGTGTCGTCACGGTCAGCGATACGGGCAGCGTCGGCGCCAACATCACCGTGGCCCTGTCCGGCGTCGAGGCATCGAGCGCAACCGGTACCGTCTCCCCTGGGCGCACCGTGGCCGCTACGGGTACCCAGGCTGCAAGTGGCCTGGGGTCGTTCGGCGACGCGCTCACGCTGTATCTGCAGGGCGTGCTGTCGGCCACCGCGCTGGCGAATCTCGTACCGGTGCAGCCGGTGACCGGGGTATCAGGTACCGGTAGCGCAGGCGGTATCGCTTCCAGCTCGCGCACGCTCGCACTCAGCGGCGTCAGCGCCAGTATGGGTTTGGGGGTTATCTCCGCGCATTATGTCGATCCGAATCCCCATACGGTCCTGGTCGTCCAACTCACAAATACAATTACCAGTAAAATGTCCACAACGCAGTCGGTTGTGGTCGTGCCCCTGGAAACCGCTACAGTTCGTACGTCTTCGACCGGATACGTGACGCGGCACAGCGCGGATTCTCCCCTGGTGGCTATTCCTTCAACCAACGTGCTAGTCGAATAAGGACAAATCATGCAAGGGGCGAGAACCATGGACTGGACCGATCCGGGGAAGATGGCAAGCGTATTGGGTACCGCGTTGGGTTATCTCTGCGCAGGTCTCGCAGTCGCCGCCGTCACGTTTTACAAACTTTGGTCAAAACTCAAACTCGATAATCAGACCAACCAGTCCGAAACCGGTGCGCTGCAGCTGCTCGATAAAGCCGTCGAGCATTGGAAGGATCTGAATACCGAAGCCTGGGCTCAGGTGAAAAAAGAACGCCAGCTGCGGGAAGAGGCCGAGCGTCGCGCCGACGTGATGGCCCAGGAAATGGAAGGGCTACGTGACGAAATTGCCAGCCTGCGCCGCGAGGTGACCGGGCTGAAAAACGTGGTAGCCGCCTACCAGAAGGGGGATACAAATGCCTAAGCGCGACCTGTTTCGCATGATCGACTGGCTCGTCTGGGCCGTTGTCGCCTACGCCATCTGCTTCACGCTGCGCGCCTACGACCTGGAGCCCCAGGCGCAGACCGTGCTCTGGAAGCTGGGCAACGTCACCGTGGCCGCCTATGTCGGGTATTGGATTGACCGGCAGGCGTTCCGTGCGCGCATCACCATCGGCAGCACGCCGATCGAGGGACTGCGCCGTGCCGTCGTGATGGCCGCCACGATGCTCACTGTCGGGCTTGGGCTATGAAGATCCGCCGCGTGCTGCGCATGATCCTCGCGTGGCCGCTGTGCGTGTTGCTGTTTCTGTTCCTCTCGACGTGCAAGTGCGAGGGGGCCATGCCGGCGGCAGCCTTGCAGTACCGTGCCACGCTGGTGCGCGAAGCCCAGGCCGTGCATGGACTGAATGCGCCGATTCCGATGTTCGCCGGCCAGATCCACCAGGAGTCGACATGGCGCGCCGGCATTACCGCGCCGGACGACGGTCGCGGTCTGGCGCAATTCATGGATGCCACCGCGCAGATGGTGGCCCGAGCCTACCCGGAACTGGGTGCCCCTGACCCGTACAACCCGCGCTGGGCCATCCGCGCGCTGGTGCGGTACGACGCTTGGCTGTACGCGCGCGTGAAAGGGGAAACGCCATGCGAGAGGTGGGCAGCAGCACTCAAAGGCTACAACGCCGGAGTCGGGTACGTGCAGCGCGCGCAGTCGCAATCGCCTCTACCGCTGCGCTGGTTCGGCACCACCGAATGGATCAACCGAGGCCAGAGTCCCAAGAACTTCGAGTACAGCCGCATGTACC